AAACCGGTTTTACAAGGTAAATTTCGTCCTGTTGTTAAAGTACAAGCCATATTATTATATTTTTAAAAAGTTAAAAAAAAAGGGATAGAGTAGTTTTCTATCCTACCCCTTGTTAATTTATTATTACGGTTTATAAAGTACAACTTCGGAGCCGAATCCGTACTGTATTCCGCTAGTAAATCTCATAATAATTCTAACATTTTGAGATCCGTCTAGGTCGGCCATATCTAGAGTTTTTACTAAGTTATGGTCGTTTAATAATCCTGTTCCAAAGTATAGGTTAGATTTTTGAGCTAGTACCATTTGATTGTCATTAAGACCTTGAGCTAAGAAAATATTAACTCCGTCAAATGTTAATGGTTGATCCATTGAGTACCACATATTAACCTTATTCTCGTATCCGCCACCTTGAGCCGCTAACGCTCTTACGTATGCTTTAGCTACGTTTTTAGAAACATATAAGTAAAGATCCTCTTTTCCATAAAGAGCTGACGGACAAGCGTCAATTACTTTACCCATTTCTGCAATTACGTTAGAAGACGTTACAGTAGTTCCCGTTACGTCGTTTACGTCTGAGTCAGCACTAAATAATGTTACAAAACCGTCAAATTCTCCGGCGTTTGCATTAACACCATTCCAAATAGATTGCTCTGTTTTTTGAGCTACTTGAGCTGCAACTTCGCCGATTAAGAAATCGCTAAACTTCTTAGGCATTTTTTCATAAGCTGAAAAGCCCATTTCTGCTGCCTCCCACGAGCTTACAAATGGAGTAAGACAAAGTTGAGTATTAACTTGGAACTCTTCCGGTTGAAGAACTCTCTCAGTTAATGCAACGTCGCCCGCATCTGTAAAGTCGCAAGTAGAGTTAGCAATAATTCCACTTACCGCCATTTTTGAAATGACTTCTTTGTATTTAATATTAGGCATCACTTCGATACCTCCTTTTGCTATTGTATCGCCGGATAGTAACGCAGCCGCAATATATTTACCGCTCCATTGTCCCGCATACGTGCTAGTAATTGATAATGACATTTTATTTAAATTTTAATTGTTAAGTTTTTCAAATATTCTATCCTTGATAGATTGTTGTTTGTTCTGTGAAAACGTAAATCCTTTCGGTCTTTCGCCTGTATTTGTTTCCGGCGAATGTTTGATAGGATCTGCTGCGGGCTTTGAAAGCTCTTCTTTGACCTCTTCTACGACGTCTTCTTTAACTTCCTCTGCTGCGTTTACTTCCACTTCTTTAACCTCTTCTTTAAGTTGCTCTTCGGTATCAACCTCTTCCACTTTTTCTGAGTTAGACTCTTTGTCTTTTTTAAGGTCTGCGATTGCGTCTTCTAGGTTTTGGATCCTTTTTTCCATACCTTTCCAATCAGCTACGTCAGCCTCTTCTTTACGGTCGCCGTCTTCCTCTTCCATTTCTTTCTCTCCGTAACCTAATTCTATTTCTTTAAGTTCATCTATTAAACCCTCTTCTTTTACAACTAAGACCTCTCCGGACTCTAGTTCATATTCGCCGATAGGCATTTTAACCTTTTCGTCGTCAGATTTAATAAAAACTTCTTTACCTTGAGAAAACGCCTCAGCCGTAATAACTGTCCCGTTTTCTAGTTTCCTGTCTTCAAGCCTTACTTGAATATCTAGGATAGCTTTTATTTTATTTAACATTTCACTACTTTTCATAATTAACTATTTAACGATTTATAAAAAAAATTTTGCATTTTCAAGATGCCACTCTACTAATTACTCCTATACCTTGAGCGAATAAAGATCCGTCGCAGCACTTTATAGAGTATGTATTTTTGTCTTTACAGTAACAAGCTCGCCTAGATCCGTTAGGACTTGTTCTAGACGGCCAATAAGTTTTATTATTTTTTATCACTCTTTGGGTGTTTTTTTGGAAGTAAATCAAAGTCTCCTTTATACTTTGGATTTTGAGGTCTTCCGTTTTTAACTAAATATAAAAAAGCGTTTACCCTCGCAAAACTCCATTGAGAGGCACTCTTTACTCTTGGACTATGAGATACGTTAAATGCTCCTAAGCCTCTTTGAAAAACAGACTTTAACATTCCTACCGTAACTCCATATCCTAATTTTTTCTTATATCTCTCATTAAACTCGTCCGCCTTTTTTTGTAAGGTAGCCTCGTCTGCTTTAGATACTTTAGCCCCTCTACTTGTTGAGGCATCTCCTTTAGCCGTCCCTTTTCCTTTTGGGTTTCTATTTGGAGTATCTGATTTTGGAGCTTTAGGACTTTTTTTTATTCCGCCTCTTTTACCTACCTCTGCGTATTTATCTTTTTTTTTTACGCATTTACCGTCTTTTTTCTTATACCCCATAGGACATTCCTTATTCATATTGTCCTTATTGTGATATTCGCAAGGCATATACCAAGTTTTGCCCTCTACGTCGTGAGTATGTATTCCCTCGCAACCAATATTACTAGCCATTTCTTTAGCTTTCTCTTCGGTTGAATAAGCTAGTCTATCGTCTATAATAGCAAACTCGTCGTTTACAACTTGAGTAGTTAATTCTAAAACTCCTAGTTTTTTAAGTTTAGATCTACTCCAAGCTAAGCCCGCTTTACCTCCCCATAATAAATAACTTATAGTACCGCACGCTTTAGAATCTGACTCGTTATAATATTCCTCAGCTCTTGATAAATAAGAGTACATTCTTTTTATAGTAGCCTCAGAAATAGGTTTACCTTGAGCTAATTGAGACGCTCTAATTTTACCGACATCTGTCGCACATTTATTATTAACTTTTTTATTTAGATCTATTCCTCTCTTTGCGTTATTTTTTACTGACTGAGGATAATCTCTATAACTTTCTAAAACTAAATTTTTCCCGTCTTTATATCTTTTATCGTCTTTGATAATTCCTGTAATAATACTTAGCATATATTCAGCCTCTTCCTCTTCTATCTTTGCTAGATCCTCTTCAATACTTGGAGCTTTGATTTGCATTTTATCAGCAAAATATCCCTCGATACTAAAACCTTTTACTTTGCCTGTTTCTACAAACTCTTCCCATACCTTGTCATTATTTACTTTTACAGATCCTACCCAAGTTCCGATAGGAAAATCAAAGCCGTATTTTCTAGATTTATCGTGTACTTTATCCTCAACGATCCAAGACTCAACTAAAGTAAGTCCGTTTATTTCGTGTTTATGTTCTAAGGTCGAGTTATTTTGGTTACCGTTTTTTAGATATAATTGAGAGGCTTGTTCGATAGTTTCTTTTGAGAAATAAATATAATATTCCCCCTCTTCGTTTTTTCTATATATGGGTTTATTAGGAATCAATAAAGCTCCCATTAAGATTTTTTTCTTTTTATCAATCTCAGCTAATTTAAACTCTAAGTTTTCTAGAGCTATAAAATCCTCTTCGATTGCGGGATTTTCTACTATTGATATTGCCTCAACTCCTGTAATCTCTTGATCCTCGTCTAATATTAACTCGACTATTTTCATATTTGTATAACGTTTTAATTATATTATTTTGTATTATATAGAGGCTCCGTCTATAATGTTTCTCTCTAAGCCTTGAGCCGTAGTAACGTCATTAGATACTACAAACGCTTGAACAGGCTGAGACTCTGTCTCTCCTATCGCTGCGGCTAATTGATTTACCCCTCCTGTTCCTATTGAATTTATGCTAGGCGGATTTGGTAAAGGCGGAGGCGTTGGCGTTGCTGCGGCACTTGCTCCCCCGCTTGATGCTGCTCCCGCAACTTTAGGTACGGGCGTAGCGGTTATCTTTTTAACCGTTGCTATACCGGATACTATCGCAGCTCCGGCGGCTGCTATACCTAAGGCGGGGCCAACTATCGGAATACCCGCTAAAGATTTATAAGAGTCTTGAGCTGACTGAAACGTAGAGATAGTAGTTGCTGCAATAGCTGCGGCTTTACCGGCTGCGGTTTCCGTTCCTAGAACAGTAGCCAAATTATTTAAACCGTCTGCGGCTATTTTACTTTTTTCTCTTTGTGTTAGATCGTTCCAAAAGATTTCATTTTCTGCCGTCTCCTCTGCTCCTTTAGATCTTATTTCTTTAAGTTTATTAGCTAAAGCTGCCTCTAGATTAGCGGTATCTAATCCATTTTGCTTAGCAAGTTCAATAAGATTAGTATAATGCTCAGTAGTTTTAGTTATTTCTAACTCTCTTCTTTGATCCTCAGTTACCGCCTCTGCATCTCTTATATTGTTTTTAAGATCAGACAAGGCTTTTGCGTCTGCAAGTTCCTTAGCCTCTTTTTCTTTTCTCTCCTTTTCCTTTTCTGCCTCTTTAGCTTTTCTGTCAGCTTCGGCTTCTGCTTCAATTCTTTTTTCCTCAGATTTTGCCTCTCTTAAATTAGTAGTTATTTCTGCGGTAAGTGTTTTTTGTTTTTTAAGTCTTGATGCCTCTAACTCAATTAATTTAGCTCTTAATGCTGCCTCTTCGTCAAGATCTTCTTTTGTAGATAGACCTAAAGCGTTTTCATCTTGTTTAGCCTTTAATCTAAGCTCTGCGGCTTGTATTTCTTTTTTAGTGATTTCGTCTTCAATCCTACCGGCTTCTTTAAGAGCTGCGATCCTATCTTCAATAGAAACGTTTTCTTTGTCGGCTGCTTTCTCTCTTAATTCATTAAATTTCCTTGTAGCCTCAGCTCTATCTATTAATAGTTGTCTATCTACTTTGTCTGCCTCAGCTCTTTTATCTGCAATTTTACCGGCTATCTCAGCCTCCTTTTCTGTCTCAGCTATAAAGTCTTGAACTCCTGTAATAGCGTCTCCTACTTTCTCGGTAGCGTCTTCTATACCTAAAGTTACTTTACCTATTGCGTCTCCCGCTACTTTACCGGCCTCTTTAAATTGTCCTTTAAATAATAGACCTACGGCTTTTCCTAAATTTGGAACTAACTCTAATAAACCTACAAATCTATTTACTATTTGATCTTTAAAGAAATTAGCAAAGTCTTTTCCGGCTTGCAAGGGGTTTTGGAATACGCCTATAATTTTGTCTCCTAATCCCGCTAACAGATCTAAAAACTGTCCCGTAACGGCTCCTATTTGCCCCATTAATTTAGCAAACTTATTTTGCCCCTCTTCGGATCTAGAAAACGCTTGAACTAAAGAGGTTATTCCTATCACTAAAGCACCTATACCCGTAGCTAAAATAGCTACTCTCATAGCATTAAATCCTTTTGTAGCTCCGCCTAAAGATCCGGTTAAATTTTTAGTTGAGGATATTAGGCCTCCCGTTTGTGAGTCTATAATACCTACTACTCCTGAATAATCTCTAGAGGCTTCTGTATTTTCCTCTATTACTTTGTTGTTTTTTTCTCTCTCTTGTTTTATAGCTTTTAAAGAGTTTTTTTCCTCAGCAATAGCGGCTTTTGTTTCTTTTATTTTTTTATTAAGAGCTGACCTTTTAACCATTTCTCGGCCGGTGTTTCCTGTCGTCTTATCTAGCTCTTTATTATAGAGATTTAATTTTCTCTCAAGATCTATAATAAGATCCTCGCTAGCCTCAAAGGATTTATTTAACTCATCTATATTAGCTTGAGCGTCGGCGGTCGATATTCTCAACTCATATTCTCTTGAAACTATTGCCATTTAATTTCTCTTTTAATTTGTTTATATGCTTTTTTTAATGAAGTAGGTAAAGCGTATTTACCTTGAGCTATTCTAATATTCTCTGTCTCTCCGTTACAAATTTGCAATAAGTCTACTATGTTTTTTATCATACTATATTGAGTAACTCTAAACTACTCTCTCCGGTAGTTAGATTTGTTGTTATACTATTAATCCTATAATTGTTATTATTTAACGAGATTTTATCGTTCAATTTTAAATTATATATCATTTTTAATGGAATATATGCTTTAACCTTTGTTAAACGTCTTTTATTATTATAAATATCTGTCAGATAAGTCTTGTAAAAATTCTCAAATAAAGTCCCTGTAAACGACGTATCTAAAGTATATTCGTTTTGTTCTAAACTAAAATTAATATTTGTTGTACTTGTTGAGCTTGATATTGCTAAACTATTAGACGGAATATTATAAGTAGTTAATTGTTGAAAAGAACTAGAACTATTTTTAAAAGATATTCCCGTTCCTCCGCTTTGTTTTATAGCGTAAAATAATAAAGGCTTGCTATATGTAGGCTCTTGATTGTCATTAACAAACCAACCCCATTGAATAGTTTTTGCACTTCCTCCGTTTGCATCTAATAATCTTTGAAATTGTAAATGTTCAAAAGGTAACTCAATAGCGTAACTCTGCTCCGGAGCGTCGTATTTAGCATTGTCTAAACTAAAATTTAAAGTACCCCAACCCTTATTCTCTAACTGTTCATACTGAATAGCTAAAAAAGTATTTAATCCTTGATAACCTAATTTAACCTCTTTATATGGCAAAGCTAGATCTACGCTACTTGACTTGACATCTACAAACTCATCAATAGTCCAAGTTGTACTAGAGGCATTATAAAAACTATCTAAAGTCCTTACTACTATTGTTCCGTCAGTATCTACAAAAGCCGTTAGATTAAACATTTGGAAAAGGCCTGTAAGAAAATCTAAGACTTTCATTTTTGGGATCTGCTCGGTTATAACAAACTCAAATGTAGTTGAAGTAGATAATTGAGATCCATTTCTCCAAGTATCCGTCCAATTATTAGATATTACTTCGCCTCCCTCTGTTCCGTTTACTTCCCATTGAATAGAGCTAGTATTAAAAGTAATTCCGCTAGAGTCAGCCGTCCCTATTTTTAAAGTATAGTCTCCGGCGGACATTGTAAAATCTGTCTCATTTAAAAGAGTTGTCCCTGTGTTATTTTGTTGAGAAAAATATAAAGATCCATTTCTAAAAACTTGTATATCGTAAGACGTACTTGTATTTGTAGGAGTCATAGATAAATTAAAACTATCTATACTATTAGGATAAGTTACAAGAGTACCCGCCACAACTAAAGCTCCTTGTTGGGTAAATAATCTAGGGCTTGAAGTATTGTAAGGACTCCATAAAGTAACTTGACCGAATTGCATTGTAACTTGTTCGGCCGGCTCAACGTCTCCTTTTTTTCTATGTAGCCACATAAATAAATTATGAAAGGTTGTATTAGAAGAGTCATTAAAAAAGTCGTTACTAAATGTTATACTATATTTTGTTTCAATAGCATCTATAATAGCCTGTAATCTTAAAGCATATTTTAACTGAGTCCATACTACGCCCTTAATGTTATTTGAATTATAATATAAGTTTCCGTCGTCTGCGGTAGATCCGGAGTCATAATACAGTTGAGTAGTATGAGTAATTAAAGGAGTTATTATTTGTGTATTACTTGTTAAGGTTTGTAATAATTGTCTGACTCTTGTATTACTGTAAGGCTCATTATTACTATTTAAAGACGATAAAGCCGATAATTCGTCGTCTCCTACAATATCTTTTAAATTAACTGTCTCTCCAAAAAATGTAATCTTGTAAGCGTAAGGTTTATTTTTTTTTAATTGCACTCCCTCTAATTTTACAAAACCTTTTTTAAATGGGATATTATTTAACTCAATATTTGCAGCTACTTTATTTCTAGCATCAAAACCGTCTATAATATCAAAGTTATAATAGTGTTTAAATATTTTATTATTTACTTTGGAGGCCGGAATACTAAAGGTTTTAGTAAACTCAGTAAAGATCTT